GCGTCTTCGCCACGGCCAGAGAAGTTATAGGAGCCAAATTCAGCTTCGATCTCTTTGCCATCGGCAGTAGTGAAGCCATTCTTATCCAGGTTAACGGGGATATAGCGAGGACCCCATTGAACATAAAGCTTACCATCTTCAGTCCCATCGACGCCATCAGTGCCGACTTTGAGCACAGGGCCAAAGAGACGGAAGTAAATGCTATCACGAGACTTGATCAGGAAAGTGTTCTCATCAAGAGGCAGTTCCTCACTGGTGAGGTACTGGAACACAGTTCCGAGATCTTTACGCATCACCTTGGGGAGGTTTGCGTTTGGAAGGGAGGTGTACTCACTGTTGTACTCACGTCCTGCCAGAGGGGCGAGGGAGGGAGCATTGGTCGAAACGTCAATCGTGTTGATGTTAAAAGACATGTTTTTAGTTCCTTTGAATGAATGTGTCTCTTGGAGTAAGATCTCTCTTAGCTCACTTTGAAATTATACCATAGTAGTCAACGACTGTCAACCACCATCTTTTTCTTTAAACTTTTTTTCTAGATCATAGAGGTATGTTTTTGCCTCTAGCTTGATCGAGTAAAGTTGCTCAGAGAGCGGATTAAATGGGCAAAGAGGAGGGATGTATAAGAGGAGGGTATTTTTGTACCAAAGCTGACGCTCAAACGGGCATTTGTCTGGCACCGACTCAATCCATTTATTGGCAAGCTCGGGCGTCCATTCCTGAGGTCTTAAATAAGAAACCGAAAATTTTGGAAAATAAGAAACCATCCTCACCCACCACCGGGGTGCTCGTGCTTTTCTTCCGGTGGTTGATGATGTTTTTAACATAGTTAGTTAAGTTACAAACCTAGTTCGCTTGGAGTTTTTGCCCCTGCATAACCAAAAAGATCTGTGAAGCATAGAGGATTTGGCACAGGATTCAGAGACGTTCTAGTTGTGGGATTTCTAAATCTTTCCGGCTCGGAGTGAGAGAGATAAGCCTCAAAGTTATTACCCACCTCGGATGGAGCTGTCGAATCTTGTACCCAAATGTACTCTTTAAGGTCGTCTTTTAAGCAAATTTCTCCAGAAGAAGGAAGCGCATCTCTTGTAGCAATGATCTCAAGGGTAATGTATTGATCCTCACCCTCTCCGCCTCCGTCTTCATAGCTCCATTGTACACTATCTCCGCCATTTTTTCTAACGTGAGTCTTTGTTGGGCAAGGAGGCCATGGAGAATAAGTTTGTGTACCAGAAGGAGTACAGACAAAAACAGTAGAGCACGTTTCTTTACCATCACTATCAGTAGAACATGATGTACTTGAAGTTAAGGTGTACACTTGCCTTGTAGGCGCAGGGCCGGGCACAGAAAAATGACTGATTACATAGTCATGATCTCCGCCGTCAAGATTTAAAAGGTAAACTGTAGATGTGCCACTTATGTTAGGATTTGAGTATGAGCTGCGGCTATAAACACTACCTCCTACAGGCGTGCCATCGGCAATAATATCAGAGGCCTGAGGGATATTAAAACTAAATCCATTTTGCCAAGCTGCATTCTTGGTGTTTGTCATCTTTAATGAGACTAGTTTACCGGCATAATTTTTTAAATTAAAAATCATGCTGGATCCACTATTAGAGAGTCTAATTCCTCCACCTTCATCTGTTGATGTGGGAGTTGAAGGACAAGCCGGAATAGATTCGCTCCAAGGCCCAGGAGGGCATTCGCTCGGTCCAGAAGGAGGGCCAATTACGCTTTCTGCTGTAATAACAAACGCCAGGCCCATCGGATTATCCGAGAACTTAGTTAAGGTTACACCTGTGCTAACGTTACCAATTGTAATACCAACATCATAGTCTCCAGGTGAGGGGATCGTAATATTTGTGCCCGAGGGGTTATTAGTCTGTAGAGGCTCAACAGTAACTGATTGGCCTGCCACAGTCATACTTGAATTTGAAGCGTTGTCGGCAACGCAGTATACTTTATAAGTTCCTGCCTGTGGAAAGTTTACTTTTTTAATAGCACTATCCTGGGCTATCTGAAGAGCGTCAGATTGCGCTTGTGTTAAATCGGGATCACCAGGATTTTGTGGATAGAACGTAAAAGTAATTCCGTGATTTGATAAAAAAGTACCCCAGTAGGGATATAGGCCAACCTCATATGCCCCTGGATACCCAATTGTTCTAGAGTTTACTAATACCGCATTAGACATAGCTTCTTATCAACCGTTGTTTTCTAGTTTCTTAACTCTATCAGAAAGCTCTTTGATTGCTTCGATAAGAACAGGCACAAGGGACTGATAGGAAATACCGTAGTATTTACTACTATCATCAAGCTTAACTACCTCTGGAAGGACCTTATTAACCTCCTGAGCAATCAAACCAAGGTGAACTGTGCCTGGATCAGATTTCAGCTCGTAGGAAACACCGCGAAGCTTTTCAACTTTAGATAGTGAATCATCGATTCTAATTACGTTATCCTTGAGACGGAGGTCAGAAGCAATACAAATGTCGTCAGTTGCGGTTACTTTATTAAAAGTTACATCAGAAGTTGTTGAGACATCTTGGCCAATAGAGACTGAGTAAGTATTATAGTCATCATCTGTTCCTATATCGCCGTCTGGACCAACGTTAGGTACAACTTGTACCGATACACCAACTCCTGGTGAAATAAATCCTGAAAGTCTTGTCTCTAGCTCTTGTGCAAGCTGTAAAGCGCTGACTGCAAGTAGATCAGATGTTCCTACATTAGAAGCTCCAGATTTCTTATTTCTGGCTCCTTCGATGTCTCCCTTAGAAGCAAACTGAACGACTCCTGCGTAGGAGCTTGTTCCGTAGATTCCAGGTGGGGTCTTGGAAGCAGTAATGTCTCCTGTAGAAAGACTCTTAAATTTAGTATCCTGGCTAAAGAATATATTTGTTCCGCGGCCAAGAACAAGTGAGGCATCATCTGATAAAAGCAGGTTGTTCTTAATAACAACGTTATTTAAAACCTGATTAGATACGTTACCAACTTCATTCTCTGCCTTGAGTGGAATAGAGAATTGCTCACCGGAACGTAGGTCGAAGACTGTGGTACCAAGGTAATAGTTACCTTCTTCGTTCATACCTGTGGCATAGACTCTACCGCCCGTTTCTTCTACAATAATCTTACCAAGAGCGAAGTCCTGCTCTAAAGGTTCGCCTTGATACGTTGGGAAAGCGGTATCATAGTTAAGATATCCGGTCCACTCCCAGGTATGACCAGAGGCTCTAATTACAGATGGTCTGCGGAGACTTGTTAAGAATCCGTTTGTAGATCCGGTTCCCTTTGTGCTAATCTTGATTCTATTAATTCCAGGACCAATCTCATCAACTGAGTAAAATACACCGGGCCTTGTACCAAGAGCCTTAATAGCAACCTTGGTGATAGACTCTTCTGGGTCTTCTGTGAGTTCTGGCTCATCAGCATCTTGATTGGGGAATACCTCTCCAGTAAAAACGTCTCTAGCAGAAGAAGATTGAGTCATGTAGACAAGATACTTGCCATCATTCTCTGGCTTAATATCTACAGAACCCGGTCTGATATAACTGTCATAAGTTTGCACCTGAGTTACAACAAGAGGATTATCAGAAAGCTTACCACCATTAAGTGGGAAACCAACTACACCTTGTTGTTTTTCAATAATGTAATAACTCTGTGGTCTTCTTAGACCAGACTCTCTGATGTGTCCTTCTAAGATAACCTTATAAATTCTTTCTTGATCTGTTCTTTGGTCGATGCCACGAATAATCTTAATTGGGCTTCTATCAAACATGAAGTCCAACTTTTTAAAGACTAGAGTAGTGGCATCACTTGAAGTAGAGACCTTGTATCTAAACGCAAAGTCTAGTTTCTTCGTGAGATATCCATCACCATTTGTATCTCCTTTATCATCGGCCGCTTCATTAAATGTCTCTTCTGCAATATCGATGGTATCAAGTTCAATGTACCATTTTTCAAGTTCGCTATCCCAGGCAAAAATCTTGGAGCGGTCATCTAGATTATCGAATCCAGGTGCTTCTTTTTCTTGAATCTTAATATTACCTGTATAGATAACTGAGTTACCCTCTTCATCAAATCCGGTAACATAGATTCTCTTTCTATTAGCTACTTCGCCGCCAGCATGGACGTAGGTGCTGTCATTGGATTTCTTCGTATAAGAATACTGACCAAATGCTACGTCACTAGCACTAGGTGGATTGTTAAGTTCAAAAGGATTAGCAATATCAGAGTTCTGAATATATAATTTGAACGTAGATGGTAAGGTAGATCCAGTGCTATTGTCAACAATATACTTTAAAGTATTAGTGTAGTCAAGAGCTAATCCAGTATTGATAGAAGTATCAATAAGAGTAGGTCCTCTACCAGTTGGAAGATTATTGCTGTCGTATGACAGAGGAAGTGGAGGAATGATTTCTGTAATACGGGTTCCGGTATATGTACCTTGTGGAATACCTTCATCCTGAGAGAATGCTCTTTCTTTATATCCAAGGGCTCTCAGCGAAATGTCACCGAAGTCAGAACAAGAGTTGGTAATTGAAAGGTCAGAGCCTGACTCAGAGATAAAGTGATCAGCGTTACCAATTACGAAGCAAGACACTAACTGAATAGTAGCATCAAAGCTTCCTCTGAAACCAAAGTGGCGATACTTGAATGGATCTGTGGTGCAATTTCTGTACTTCTTACCAGCACCAGATTCTTTATTTACCGGGGGATCAGAGTAGTAGTCTATAGAAGGAGTCTCAAAGCAGTTAGGATCGGTTTGTAGCGAGACTTGGGTGTAGTTTGCGGTAACCATAGACTTAAAGCCGCTGACTCTAGATCCATCAACCCACATACCATTAAGACCGAAGATAGATCTTACGGAGCAATTGAATACGTAGGGTGAAGAAGATCTTGTAGAGTTAACGTCAGGTAGCTTGAAGTATGAAGTAGAACCAGCTTCGTTAACCTTAAGAAGAGCAGGACCTGGGAACTCGGGGGCGCTGGTTGGATCAAAGTCAGGTGACTGAATGCCGGTCTGGTTTTGCTCAAGGTCCTGAGAACGATCGTTCTTAGAAGCAGCAAGAGGAGCAACAATTGTGGTTTCTCCAGTTACAGGAGATAGGCCATCAGTTCCCCATCCATCAATACCTGCAAACAGAGAAGCAACTTTTTGATAGTATGAGGTTTCAGTATCAGAGCCTTTAATTTCTGCCTCTGAAGCAAAACCAATAGCAGTTACTGTATTATGACTTCTAGAGAATTGTTGGTTATCTGTAAAAGTGAGCAATGAAACATACGTTCCGCCTGTTACCTTAAAGATATAAGTCTTTTTATCTTGAGCAATGTTTTGCCCAGGAGTTAAAGCAGGAACATACATTGGGCGAATGCGGACTTTACGCAAGTCAACACCATTAATAGAAATACCTCTAGGTACGATCACACCACCATCAGATGGGTTGAAGTCAGAGAGTCTATTGTAGTAGAGAGATTCACCAACGCTAAAGCTACCGCGTACGTTTTGTAAATATATTCTCCAAAGTGGCGAGTTGAGAGTCTCTTTCTCGATCTTATAGATCGTTCCTACACCACCAGTCTTGGTGTACAAAGTACGACCCAAACTCATGCTGACAGGCGGCTGGCTTTGAGAAGAGTTGTTAGTATCAATGACAACGAACGGAGATGCTTTTGTCCATTCTTTTTCTGTCTTAAAGCCAGTATCAACCTGCTTGATTTGCTGTTCGCCAAGAGCCTGGCCAGTAACAGCATTTACGCCGGGTGAGTTATCAACATAGTAATCGCCAGGAGCAAGTTCAATGACAGTAGTGTCATAAGCATCTAGGCCAAAAACTCTTCTACTCGCCCTTGCTGCTTCAAGAAGGGCTCGTTCAATTGTTCTAAAGGGAACATCAGGATCTGTTCCGTTATTATCAATATTATCTACACCAACAGTAGGATCAACGTAAATAATACTACGTTGAAGCTCGGAGTTTGCTTGCACTCCGCTTCTCTGGCATCTTCCGGCATTAAATACTTTGATCAGGCCGCCTTCGCCATTAGAGTAGATCGCGTTTGTTTCGGTGATTTCCTTATAGCACTTCTGAGTAGAAGCTTCGTAGCGATAGACTCCTTCGGATGGGTTAGGATAGTCAGCAGGAACTGGTTGGCCGTCTGGGCATTCACCTGCAGTTCTTGTGCCGATATACTCTTTACCACCACAGCTGATAAATGTACCTAGCTTAGGATTACAATCAGATCCAGGTGTTTCCTCAAACTTCCACTCTGCAGTTGCGGCGTGATAGAACAACTCAATATGAGCGTCGCGGATGTTAATAATCCAATCATCTGCAGAGTTGTTGATCTTGGTATCAGCAGCCGGGCGAAGTACTACGGGGTAGCGGTCAAAGGATCCTTCAATGTCAACAATGGCTATTCTGTCATTGTCAGAAGGAGACTGAGGAAGGGTAAGAATAACCGATCCATTTCTTGTATCAATAACGCCTCTATCCCATGACTCGAGCTGGGACGAAACGTTAAGAATTTCGGTGTTCTTCAATACACCGGTGGAGTAGTTATTAAGAGCTCCAACGAACAGGTTAGGACGGAGATCAATAACTCCGGTTCCCATCACATTATTCTCAGAGTCTACATCAAATTGTCCATTGGTGAAATTGAGTTCAGCCAGAGGAACGTATGGATTAGAAGCAGGAGAAGGAAGTTGTGAAGAAATTGCGATCTTCGGCTCTGTAAAGTCAGCGCCCTTCTCTGCGACGTATACGTAGTTCTTACCGGTTGAGCTGATCAAGCCAATGATCTGACGAGGCCATGCAAAAACGTTACCATCAGAAAGGACAATCTTTCCGGCTTCTACAATAACACCAAAGCTTTCAGGAACCCCAGTGGTATCGATTGTGATTGTTTGGTCATCGCCGATATTAATCGGCACAGTTTTAGGTTCTAGGAACTTAGCCTCAATTGCCGAGGTGATAGTGCCTTCGTATCCTAGAATGACACCATCATGAGCCAACCTACCAATCGCGGTTTCTTGCTCCTCGCGTGGATTGGCAATCTCGTAGTCTTTTAGTTTGTCTCTTTGGCTAACTCCCCAAGAGTTATGATCTGAGTCTCCAACAGAGTAAAAGTCTGCTCTCGGCTCTGCAGCCGAAAAGTCAGTACCTTTTTGTACCTCGTTGAGATACTCCTTGGTAACAATTGTTCCGTTAACGAACGTAATCTTGTCAAGCATTGGAGTTCAAATTATGAAATATTATTGATCCAGAGTAATCTGCCCATCCAGGAATCATTAGGGCCAAAGGAGCTAAGCTCCACCATTATTTGTCTACCTTGAGCTTTGTAAGCATCGATAGGATTATCAGCATCCTCATTAGTTGCAATAAGGCCATGTCCCCAAGTAATACCCACTGATTGTATATACCATGAGTCCTTAGCTCCCCAATTTACTGGGTAGTCAAAGTAGACTACGTTTGCCACGGGCTCTTGCGGGAAGGTGATTAAGATTCTCGATTCTCTGTAAAATCCTTGCGGAATGAGTAAGGGGTTTGTATTTGAAATAGGTAAGTTGTCTGGATTGCTTACGTCTGCCAATAAATAATTGGAAGTTCTTAGCGGCCCCATTGGGTTGTTTTTAACGGCCCCGCCTACTTCAATCGGGGATCCGATGGCGTCCCCCATCCAAACTCTGCCATCGGCGTTATTGCCAAACAGCTCCCCCTCATCCAAGTCCCCGATGAAAGGCTCCTCTCCGGCAATATTTGAAGTTAGAATTTGAATAGATGCTTGACTCATTTACAATTCTATTGTATTTAGTCTACTGGTCTTTAAACTGCTTTCCACGGTTTAAAGCTATATTGATTGATACATTTCAAATGTGGCCAAGAGCAATTTTCTTACTGACAAATTCTCAACGACAGGAGGATTAGCGGCTGTTGCTTACGGATCTTCTACCTTATTTCAGACCGTTGCCGATCAAATTAAAAGAAGATCTAAGACTAAAGCTTTAGACTCCCAAAGGCCGTCTCATGCTTTTTTAGATTTTGTAGGAACTAAGAAATTTGTTCTTGATGTTTTTAAATCTGTAATTCAATCTGAGTATGATGCCGGGGAGATTATAACAGATTTTATTGATCTGTATGCAACAGATGTAGATACTTTTTCTTCTGCTCTTCTTGAGGTGTTTTTAGGAAGTATTGATGAATATTCTACTTATTCTATTTCACCTAGTACAATATTCTCTGACAGTGTAGAAAAGACTACTTATAGTTTTAATGAGAAGTCAGAACTTGAAATAGACTCAAGAGACATAGCCAAAAAGCTCGAGCAAGAATTTATTAACTTTGGGTACGTCGGAGAAGACGTATCGACAATTCTTATATTTTTAATTAATAATCCTAATACAAAAATCACTTCTGCTCCTCCAGATACTTTGGTTTCATTAGACGTAAAAGGAATATCTTCTAAAAATGCAAAAGGAGTAGATAGAAGATACGGCACAATACCTCCTAAAGATTATTACGCCGGAGTGGCCTATAGGAACGAAGGATCATCTCTTAGAAGATCTATTACCGAGGGGTACGTAGGGTATCCTCTGGTATCTCTATTAGGTGAAAGTTTATTAAATCCTGACAGCTACGAAAACATAGACCTTGAGTACTCTGGGTCTTTAGCATTAAATAATTTGCCAGATAGTAATCTATCTACAACTCAGCGAGCTCTTTTCAGTATTGACTTTACTACTCTTGATCTTGGTACCAATTAATGGCTGACATCTACGGACCAATTTTACCTCTTCAACTTGACCCGAGGAACACCCCGGCTCTTGTTAGAGATATGCAAACAAAAGTATTTCTAGAGTCGGGAGGGCAACTTAACGACTTTAGTCCTGCTTCTCCGTTGTCTGCTTTGGTAGAGGGCCAGGCATATGCGCAAAGCGAGTTACTGTATTATTTAAATGCTTTGCCTGAGGCTTATACTCTTCAGTGGTTAAGACAACTAGGTATTCAAAGATCAGTTGGTGCAAAAGCAATTGCAGAAGTTACCTTTATTAAAACCAGCGGATTTAATAGAACTGTGGTTATTCCTGCTGGAGTTATAGTAAGCACCACAAATAGACTTAACTTTGTTCTCAAAGAAGAAGTAAGAATAGGAGACTCGATAACGTCAGCAATTGGACAGGTCACTGCAGAAAAGTGGGGTACTGAGTATAACGTTAGTTCGGGAGACATTCAAAAAATAAATGTAAATATCCTAGGATTAGACGGGGTAACTAACGAAACCTCAGCGCAGGGCGGCAAAGGCCTTGAGTCTATCGAGAGCATGAAAACGAGAGCTTTTTCACTGCTAAAAAGAAGAGGGTTAATTACAGCGGAAGACTACGAACAAGAGATTATTTCTCTTGCACCAGAGTCAGTTCTTATTAAAGTACTTACTTACGAAGAGAGGTTTGATATAAGCCCAGACTCTCCTACCGGAGTTGTAATGGTTTGCGTTGGAGGAGAAAACGGAGAGTCTCTTGAGACAATAACAAGGCAAAATCTTCTCAAGTCTTTAAAGAAAAAGATTCCGCTTGGAAATAGCGTTTCTTTAATCACTCCAGAGATTACACCGGTAGAAACCACAGTTGTTATTCAGTATGACGACGAAGAGTATAGTGGAGGAATAGCCACATATGCTTCTCAGATAAATCAGCTTATTCTTGATTTGATTTCCCCTCAAGAAATAGGTCTTGGAGAGCAGATAGACTATCAAGATATTTTCAATCAAGTTTATAACATCAACATCGTAGATAAAATTAAGTCTCTTTCTTTTGATTTATTACAAGTTGATATGGGAAACGATGTAAACGTTGCGATATGTAACGCCCCGTTCGTCTCCCAAGAGATTAATGGAGTTTGCATTAATACCCTAGAGACTTCGATTAATTCTGTCGATAATGCATTTACAAATATTAACCCTATTAGGTCTTTTAGAGCTTATAAAAACGTTATTAGCTTTATAGCCTCATCTACCCAGGCTCCTCTAACGTATACGTTTGTTAATACGGACTATGATGTTTATCTGAGAGGTGCCTAATGGAACTGTCTATTTGGGATCAGAAAAACAGAAGGTTTATTAGAAGAGGTTTTAGGGCTGGAAAAGTAACAGTAGAGTTTCCTAGAACTAAAAAAATTAAAATTGCAGAGCACACTCTTGCAGAAATTACTTTTGATTTTAAAACTGATTTAAATAACAATCGAAACGAAGTTATCTCAAGGGATATTAAAAAGCTAACTACATCTGGGTTTAAGTACGAGAGTGTTGGCAATGTATACCTACCCGATTCTCAAGAGTTAGTCCAAGAGGCGACGGGTGAATTTAAAGTACTTGCGCACGGGGTCCCAGTACCTGGAGAGCTGAGTGGTGGTAATGAAAACTGCTCAGTAGAAGGAATGACTTGTACTGATGGAACAGATAAAGATTGTAAGCCAGGTAAATGTTTAATTGGTAGGCTGAAACAAATCTCGAAGTTCAAATGGAAGTATACTTCTGAGGCACTTTATGGAGAAACTCCTGTAGAGTATTTTGTTGGAGGTAGAGAAGCCCTTGAGCTTAAGACTATTGTCCGTGGAAATCACACCAATCCAGACGGCGCAACTGTCGGAGTTGATAGGCCAGCAAGCAAAGCGACTACAATATTCCTCCCTCCAGTCAACTATTTAGAAGCAGCATTTTCTGAAGAGTTTTTAAAAATTTTTAATATGACAATGGATCTTGATGGATCCGAAACTCTTAGCGGAATAGTTACAACAGAAGAAGACTTCATAAGAAAAGTTATTAAACTTGCGTATAGAAATACCAAGCATATTGAAACTGGGCCAATGTACTCCTCTCTTGCAGATGCTTCTCTGTCAGAAGAAGTTTATGTGGCTTTTGAGGATATTATTTTTAGATTGAATCAAGTTTGGAAAGATAGAGTATCACAGATTACTGAAGAAAGATGGGTTAATAGAACGGCAAAGCACGAAACCAATAGAGAGTTTATTTCTTATGTGCTCAGAGAACTTAGAGTTTTATTTTCTAGTTGTCTTCAGACTACAAAATCTGGAGTCAAACAATCTAGAATAAGACCAATTTCTGATGAAAGCGTTCGACCTATTTACTTTAGGCTTCCAGCTGCCGCATTAAGCTATCGTCCAGAAGAAGCCGAAGAAATACTAGTAATAGGTGAAGAAAACGAAAGATTCGATCTTTCAATTGCTGCATTAGAAGTAGGAACAATTGTTTCTCTAGCAGACAGATCAATAGCCTATCAATTTTTACCAAGAGTTATTTCTGATGAAGACGAAAGAAGAAACTTTGGCATGTCTCCGATTCTTTCTGACAGAACAAAGGCAGAACTATATTCACCAAAAGACAGCGCTTCGTGGTATAGAGTACCGGAAAACAAACTACCAAAGGCTCCTATTGCAAAATGGATTTTGGCAGGAGCCGATGAGTTTCTTAGGGAGAAAAAACATGACGTAGATTCATTCTACTATACCTACCTCGACCCTGCCGAATGCAGTCCTAAGAATCTAGATTGGCTTGCTCAGCACGTTGGCCTCACTCAACCATTCTGGAATACTAACTGGGATCATAAGTACAAGAGGGCCTTGATTAAAAATGCGATGGGCTGGTATGAAAGATCTCTTACGCAGGCTATTGCTAATAAGTCATACAAAACAATCAAGGGGGAGGTATTAGACCAGGAGCCATTTACCTCTAGAACTTGGAGAGATACAGAAGCAGTTCAAAATGATGATGAGGTAGATGTTTCAGAGTTAGATTTTTCTAAAATCTCAAGCCTAGTAATGCCGAACCCTTCTACAGGAGAGATCAAAAACGGCAAGCCATTTGAAACTTTCTCTGGAGATCTCAAAGAACTTGTATCTGTGTATAAGGAAGACTGGGACGGACTAATGGAATCAAAAGGAAGCATATTACCCTTGATTTTCTTATTTAGTTTATTCGGAGTAAAAGCACATAGCGCAGAAGAGCTTATTGCATCTAGAGTTAAAGAAGAAAATGGAGAGATAAAGGCGATATTAAAACCCAAGAGTGGTCTAAGATCTCAAGAAGTAAATGCCCCTGTTCTCCTTCCCGTAAAATACGATTACGTACAAGTAGGAGACTCTGAAGATTTTTCTATCAACTCATATAATAATCAACTTATTGCAGATAGGTCTACTGTTGCAGATGATGAAGGATCAAAGAATATGTTTTTCCGCATGCCATACTACTATAATAGAGACGGAAAGACCTGGGACTTAGTAAGCTCCATAGCAAAATATTGGACAAACACAACATTAAATACTAGGGTTCAATACGCCTATCTTTCTGCTGACCTTTGGCAAATTGGAGACGCATTTTTTGAACCCAACATAACCACCGACGAAGAAGTTTTATCTAGCTCAGGCAATTAATGACAAGAAAATCCTCATTTATTAAAGCTCTAACATCTACTGAAAGCGATGCCGGAAGACTGTTTAAAAAAATTGGCGGGTTGGAGATTGATTTCTTTATTCAACCTGCCACTATTTTTGATGTCAACGACCCAGAAAATCTTTCTAGGGTCAGAGTTTTATTTGACGAGAATTCTACAGACGCAAAGTCTGAATGGCTCCCAGTACTTAATAGCGGTAAAGGTAAAGTCTCGACTCAGTACGTAGGTGCAAAATGCCTTGTAGGAGCGATTAGTGGCAATAGCGATAATGCTATTGTCCTAGGATTATTTAACGATACCACCAATAACCAAGTAATTTCTTCAGGGCCGGTTACTATTCCGATTATTGATGCAAGTGACATTGCAAATACTTCCGACCCTGGAGTAAAATGCACAAAAGAAAACGAAGGCAGAACGTATATTTTTTCTAGCAATGTATCTCATGACCTAAAGGTATGTGTTAGAAGAAACAATAGGCAAAAAGGTCCTGATAAAGACGTTTGGGATTGGAAAAATTTAACCAGGGGTTTGGTTATTGAAAAAGAAACCGACCCAAAACAAGCCCAAGGTAACTCAACGGTTCATGCAAAAAATCCACTACCAAAATGCAAAGCAGAACTAGAAGGAGAGTCGATTCAGTTTTCTGAAGATAGAGATTTTAGGCAGATTCCATTGATCTGCAAAAAAGATGAGAATAATGATTGGGCATGGGTGCCACCAAGCGCAGCTCCTACGTATTTTAGATATAATTATCCAAAATGTACAGAAAAAATACACGGGCAAATTGCGGTAATAGATGACGGAAACAATTCCGAACTTAGCGTATGTGTGAGATACGACAAGAGTATGAAATGGGTGAAGTATGGAACAAGACTCCCTATCAAGTTTTCTGATAAAACCGCTCCACCAGAAAAGTCTGATATACTGAACAAAGTAAAACCTAATCCTAACCTTGCAATAGGTGGACCTTCAATGTTGGCCACTCCGGCAATTCAAAGTCCGGTTATAGGTAATGAAAACTTAGCGCAGTCTATTTTCCAACAAG